AGTCACCTTGCGACCAAAGCCAGGGGAACCGTTGAAAGGGTTCTCAATGGACTCCATGGCGAAGTTGGTGTGGCGGCGGTATACCACCTTGAAGAAGGTAATCTGGGGATTACCGGTTAAATAGACGTCCTGAGCACCATATGCTACTAATTGCATCAGACCCCCTCCTGTCATGTTGTTATACCTATCGTAGAGAAAAAAATTTTTCCAAAATGATTTTTTCGGCGAAAAATGAAAATCTGCCGGAAGACATTTTTTCTAGTATACCTTTTTCTCAACTTTTACTTTCTTGTCATTGTAAACCCAAATTTCATAGCTGTATCCAGCCTTCACAGTGGCCTGAGCTTTCTCTTCAATATTTGCTCTTAATAGCTTAATAGTCCACTCAGACTTTACTTCAATTATCTTGTTTTCTGATTTTATATAGAAGTCTGGAAAGTAAACATGCTTCTTCTCATCAATATAATAATCTATAGTTGGTATGTTAGACCTCCCTATACAAATATCTTCTTCATCATATAATTGCACTAACTCATCTAGGGCTAAATTCTCATAGCCCTGGTATTTAACTACATTTCCTGTGGGCATCATATAATCCTTATAATGATATGATGTAGCTTCTGATTTTACTTGCACTTCCTTATTTTGATTAGGATGACCTCCATATTTTTCTAGGCAAGTTGCCTTCCATTTATCTTGAACATCCTTAGTTTTCTTGGGATGGCAACCAAATTTCTTATGAAATGAATTTTGTATTTTATCTTTAACTTCTTGAACTGAACCAGTATTAATACAGCCATATTTTTCTAGATTAGTTGCTTGTTTACGTTTTTCTTTTACCTTCAAGCTGCACCCTTCACAATAAGGAAGTCTATAGAGTGCCAGCATCTCAAAGCGCTTTGAAGTCTCTGCACCGCATTCACACCGGAACTTCACTCGGAGCCTTTGGGAATACCTATCATATTCCTCTATACCAGTGGCACCACCTTCTGAAAGGATTTCATTGAGGCTTTCTTTTGTATATATCATCTGCCTACTCAATACTACCTAGAGAAATCAATTTTGTCTAAAGGCAATAAGGGCGCAATCTTCAATGAACAACCGGACTAACCATATATTTCTTCTTACCGCACTATATAATAGGGCTAAAGAACCTCTATTGCATTTCCTTAGTACATGAACGATCCATTCTTCAAGATACGACCTTCAAAAAGGTCAAATCCAGAAGCCAGGACAACTCTAGATACTGTTCACCAACACTATCTTGCTAAGATTAAGGACTCTAGTGAGCATGGAACTATGCTAAAGGCCAAATATAATGAATTGTGCGGTGACTATAAGAAAGAGCAGGGTGATGTAGAACGTTATCAGATTGAGCAGGAAATAAAGGAAACTAGGGAAAAACTAGATTCCATTGATGAGAAGGGTGCAGTCTTTGATTATTATTTACAGACAGGTGATCTTCTCTTTCAGTATTATGATATCCAGGACAGAATTAATCGTGGGGCCGATAATGTAATATCGGTAGCTGATAGGGCGCGGCCAGGTAGTGTCTTTGAAGCTCTGGAGAATGCATCAAGACAAGATATCAGTGGGGCAAAGGTTCAGCCTCCTTCTAATTCGTATTCATCTACCTATAAAGAACAAGGTGATACCTTGCGCCGCGATACGCTCTTAGATCAGTATTTACAGAGAATAGACCCGCATTATTCCAGGCCATCCATGCACGCCTTGAATGATACCTCATTTATGTGCGATGCATGCGGCGAAGATATGAAGATTTCCATTAATGATGCAACGGTCTCCTGCCCGCACTGTGGATTTCATAAGCTTATCTTGATGGATTCAGATAAGCCATCTTACAAGGATCCTCCTCGCGAGGTATCTTATTATGCCTATAAGCGCATTAATCATTTTAATGAGTGGCTGGCACAATTTCAGGCGAAGGAAAGCACGGAAATACCTGAGGAAGTATTTGATCACATTCAGGAGCAAATTAAGAAGGAGCGCTTACAAGCATCATCGCTGAATCGTAGTAAGATACGCGAGATTCTGAAGAAGCTCAAGTATAATTCTTTCTATGAACATGTTCCACACATTTTGAGTAGACTCAATGGTCACACTGCACCAGTTATGGGTAGAGAGACTGAGGAGAAGTTGCGTTATCTCTTTAAGGAAATCCAGCCATCATTTCAGAAGCACTGTCCAGCAGAGCGCTCTAATTTCTTGTCTTACTCCTATGTGCTTTATAAGTTGTGCGAACTTCTGGAACTGGATGATTTCTTACACTGTTTTCCTTTACTGAAAAATCGTGATAAGCTCTATGCACAGGATAAGATTTGGGAAAAGATTTGTAAGGATTTACAATGGGAGTTTATTAGATCAATTTAGAGCACAAATATAATTTTTGTGAAACCCTTATAAAGAATTTCATATATTTAGTTAAAAATATATGAAGCGTTAGCCCTGCTTAATTTCTTTTCCAAACTTCGTAGAAATTTAAGTAACATGGAAATTTTAAGTCCCGTGCTTCTTTGCTACCTTTTTCAAAATAGTCTACATAGAAATTATTTTCCTTGAGAATAGTATCGATATAATTCTTGTGATTAATATCGCGGTAATCATTCTCAGTTATAATAAGTTTAATATTATTTAATATATCAGGCATATCTTTTAAAATATAATAAAATGCACCTTCGCAATCTATAATAAGTGTATCAAATACTATCTTATATTTTTCCATTAATTCACTTAATGTAATTGTATTTACACTTTTATAACCCTCTAATACTGTATCACTAACAATTGTATTCCATCCTTTCTGAATTAGTTTTCTTTGTGAAAGGGCTGAATTTTCTATATAAAAGTCCATACCATTAATCTCACGATTTTCTTTTAATTTTTCTGAAATATCATCATCACACTCTAATGTTACTAAGGAATTGCTACCCCTTTGTGCAAGAATATATGCAATAATTAGACTGTTTCTTCCAATATTACCTCCTAATTCTAGAACTTTCTCATTTCCTGTTAAATATTTTACAGCCATTAATTGTTCTGGAAATTCGTCATTAAATGTTCCATGCTTCAGCCTTAGTTTTGAGTGGATTTGTTTTAATTGTGAGAGATTTGTATCTACTTTTATATTATCCAGTTCATCCTCGGTTAGCACAGTGGCGCCGGTTGCAATGCTGCGCTTAATATAGCGAATTTTCTCGGCCTTATCTTCTGTGCCAAGGCACCACCAACTCACCTTTTTTCTCCATTCAATTGGTATGTCAGGACAGGGACCTACAATGTAAATATGGAATGAAACGCCAAGATTTAGTATAGCTTCAATCTTCTCCTTGGTAGCGTCAAGCATTATAATTGAATACTCATGCGGTTCTGGATCATATGTCAAGTGGGTTACTGGATAGTTTCCATCATCACTCTTCCAGAATGGTTGAAATTTATGACCTTCGGGAATCGGTGGAAGCTGTGATTTGTAGTGTTCATAAAGATATTTGACGTTATGTTGTATAAGGCTATTACGAATAAAGGTAAAATTACCATCCGTATTTCTATATTGATAATATCCACATTTTCTGATATGGCACCATTTTCCGTGAATATAACTTCGTATTAGTAAATCATAATCATCTGAAACAGAAAGCCTCGGATTATGTTTTCCAATCTTATCATAAAAGGTAGTTCTCCAGACTCTTATATGATTTGGTAGACCTATTAGGTGTCTAAGGGTAACTGCATTTTGCGGACCATTATCGATTTGTGTTATCCATTGATTATATTTTTCTGACCATATATTTATATTTGATCCATATCCGTAGGCGAAATAATCTCCATAAGAATGTGATTTTAGGGTGTCTTCAAATAATTCGGCAGTATTACAATAGAAAAAGTCGGCCTCCTTATGTTTCATTGATGCATCAATTAGCCACTGGAATAGTTCAGGATGTAATTCATCATCGTGATCTAATTCAACGATGAAGTCGCCATAGGATACTCCTGCAGCCAGGCGCTTCATTTCACCGATTGATCCATTAGGTTCAGGTGCCTTATATACACGCATTCTCAGATCTTTCTTCTTCATTTCAAGGAGATCGCCATAGGTTAAATTATCCTTAGAATCATCCCAGACAATCCATTCCCAATTTGTGTAAGTTTGTGATCGGAGGCTATTCCATGGTCTTAAGATCTTTTCCTTGCTGTGAAATGTTGACGTGATAACTGAAATAAGAGGATGATGAGAATCATATTGATGACCCATGATACTTGAGAAAACGTTTGAAATTACATTTAATTCTGTTGGCAAGCTATGTAAATGGATCCAGCGTTTGCGGACATTAAAAATGCGAGAAAGATAGTTCCATTGTGTTAAGTCACCGTAGGAATAAATTGCATATGGCTGTTTCTTATGCCAGAGTTCGGAGAATTCTTCAAAGGTTAGCTTATTATGAATTGGATACCAGGTATAATGTGAATCAATTATTGGATATGTTTCAGGTTTCTGGGAAGAAAAGAAGAATATATTCTGCATTTATTGTGCAATTATCAATAATATATTGATAATTTGCGCATTTCAGTTGTATTTTTGGCTACAGGCCTGGAAATTAGCGAGCTAATTTCTTCACCGAAGGCCTGGAAATTAGCGAGCTAATTTCTTCACCGAAGGTTAAAAGCTATCTTGATAGCTTTTTCACAGTCAAATCAAGAGCAAACATTAAGAATAGTCCAGTCATAATAAATGATAACATTTCGAGCTGTGGATTTACACTCTCTGTTCTATTTTCTAGATCATCTAAGCGTGCCATAAGTGTATCTAGTTTTGAACGCATTGCCTGCATATCAACATTTATATGTTCTTCTTTTTTCTCTGAATTACTTGTAAATGAAGTCTCTATACGATCTGATGATAGAGACTTCCAGCGTTGCCGGAGTTCGGGGGTAAGCACCGGTTTCCCTCCAGATTTTCCAAATCCACTTTCTTCAAATGACTTGGTAAAGTCTGCATCAAGCATATATCCGCTTTGCTTTGTGACATTAGGATTATATAATGCAATAGTGTCCTCACTGGGGTTAGTAAATGGTTCTGCTCCAAAGAAGCTTGGCTTTATAGAAGCAACAATTGATGTTGGTGAAGGTAGTGAATTATTAACGGTAAATTTCTTTAACTGCTTACTTCTTTCATCTGCATATTCATCATCATTAGGCGCTGCATTGATTGGTGGAACTTCTGGCATTCTTTCTACAGCCGGACGATCTGGGTCCGTTGGAGGTAATTCGTATGCTTGAAAGCCTTCCTTTTTCTTATGGCGACGTTTATCTTTCTTTTCTAATTGTGGAAATGCATCCTCTATAGAGGCGTACTCCATCTAAGTTCCACCTATGTCTTTTTATCTGATTAAAACTTTTGGGTTCTAACAGAATGGCTAGTCCTCTTTCATCGCCAAAGGCTTTAAGCGAAGCTTCCTCTCCAAGGGCATTTAGTGAAACAAGAAGCAATGCTTCATCGCCAAGGGTCATAAGTAATGCTTCATCACCAAGGGCATTTAGTGAAACTAGAAGCAATGCTTCATCGCCAAGGGCATTTAGTGAAACAAGAAGCAATGCTTCTTCACCAGTAGCTAAAAGTCAATCTGGAAGCAGAGATAATTTAACTGCAGCCGATGATATTGATATGAGTTTATTCTCATGGGCCACAAATACCCACTCGGTTCTTCATTGGCCACTTACTGTATTATCTGTTGCAGGCTTAGTTATATTAGGTTCCTTTATTGAAATTGCTCCCCGGAAGTCTTTAGATTTCCTTGATAATATACTAGGCAGATCATTATTCTTTATTTTACCATTTCTAATTGCAATTCTCACTGATTGGTCTACTGGACTTTTAGCAGGTGTAGTATCTCTCATTATTTTTGCACGGCTACAAAAGCAGGATTCGTCTGAAGGATTTAGTGATACATCGGACGGAACGGATAATTCAACCAAAATCATTTCAAATTCGCACAGATGGTTTATTGAAAGAGTTCTAGGTGAAAGCCCCGTCGCAATTTCTTCCGATCGTATTACAACTTCGGCATCAAAAGGCAGTGATGTAAGATCATCTTCATCAACGTTATCAACTGAATCAAATCCACATGAACGCTCTTCATCTTCTTCATATAAGTAGAATCTCCCTTAATACAAATAGAAACATATATATAAAGTAAGATGGATGAAAGTTCAAAAGTGCTGGAACCTCATGGAGGTATGGATATCACATTACGTATGTTTATGATATTCTTGCTCCTAGGATGGAATGTATTTGAAAGCCTTGCTCTCCGGATGGCATATCCGTCAACAATGGTTGCACTTTGGGAATCTCCTTTGTGGAGAATAGTATTTTTATTTAGTATATGGCTAGGGGCTGAATGGTGTCCGCGTGTTGGTATTCTTACAGCTTTGGCTGTTTCAATGTATATTGCTAATATGATACAAATCTCCTAAGACACTTATTCTGATTTTTTATTGATAAAAGGATATAGATGAGTTTCTCTGGTCCTCCACCAGCGGTTCCTCCACCTAGTGGACCTTTTGAAGCAACAATGGCAAAAATCGCATCTTCTCCTTATGCCCTTGCAACTGCAATGTTTGCGCTTAATATTGGTGGACGTTTCCTTCCTTTTGAAGTTACAAAGGAGCAAGAAAAATACTTAAATCAACCATGGTTCAGACGTATTATAATTTTTATGATCTTTTTCTTAGCTACAAGAAATCTGATCACAGCTGCATGGCTTTCTTTTATAGTAATTTTATGCATTGGTTATCTATTTAATGAAAATAGCAGTTTGTGTATTTTTGGAAAGGGAGGCATTTACAATGCAACATGTAAGACAAAGAGTAAAGAACCGACTCTTACACTCACTCCTGAGGAAAGTTCTATCTTAAAATCTTTACAGGATAAGGCTGCTAAATTAGCACCAGTAGATAAAGCGGATGAAGTAAATACAACCTTTGGTTTGAAATCTCATGATCAATATAATAAGGTTATGCGTGGATTATGGGGGCAATAAGTAGATAGCTATGCAATGGCCAGCATCATGGCTTTTCTTAGAAGAAAATACAATTATACTAGGAGTTATAACTGTTAGTATCATTATTTTACTTTATCTGATACACTATTCCGGCCTTCTAGGGCAGAATGCTATGGTCATAGTAGAACCGAGGAAGCACAAGTATTTGCAATATGTATGTGAGAATTTTGATAAAAATATGTGTAAGAGTTGGGATCTTTATGTCTTCCATGGTAAATCTGCAGCCACTGCTTCATATGCCAAAGAGGCTACTGCAAATATAAGGGGGCGCAGGGTTTATTTAGTTCCTTTAGAAACAGATAATCTAGATGGCGATGGATATAATGCCTTATTTAAGAGCCTAGATTTCTGGAATAAAGTGAAGGCCGAGAATATACTGGTATTTCAGACGGATTCTGTTTTATGTCCAGCTTCTCAGTTTAAAATTAGAGATTTTATGAAATATGATTATATTGGATGCGGTTCATATGCTGGTGCAATTGGTAATAAAAAAGATATTTGGGGTAATGATTATTCTAAGGGAAATTCATTTTATGGGATTGGTGGATTGAGTTTTAGGAAGAATTCCTTTCAGAAACAATGTATTAGGAAATATCCTGGCATTGCTGCAGATTATCCAGAGGATGTCTTTTACTCAAATTGCGTGGAACAGTCTCTGAATAAGCCAGAGAGTGCAGAAGTTCTGGCAAATTTCTGCACACAGGATTCTTTTTCCAAACGAAGTTTTGGGGCTCACAATACGTGGTATATGAAGAAGGAAGATAGGGAGCCATTTTATGAATTCTGTCCTGCTGCGGAAATTTTAAAGACAAAGAGCTAAACCAAAAAATTAAAATTTCTAATTCACTCCTTAGAATTTAATTGCAAGGCCGATAAATTGCATTATCTTTCCACATAGACCCTGGTTCTCCTGCTCAATCTTGTATTTTGTATACAGACTCTCACTTATTTTCTCTACATAACTACGAGTAACCTTACTTTCTCGTCTTATAACAGCCTTAATATCATCGTGATGTTTCTCCTGGAGATCTTCCAGAGCTCGGTGTTTCTCATCAATGATTTGTTGCATATGCGCTTGTATTGATTGAATCATTCCTTTGACATCACGTTTCTTATAAACGGGCTCAGTAATCATCTTATAATTGCTGGCATTAAGCCTATATATAATTACACCAGAGCGATTCATAATATTAAGCGGAACACCCTTATTAATTACTTCGACGACTAGGATATGAGCTGTAGTTGGGGCACAATGCACTGGAAACGTATGAATTTTCATTTGTATCTTACATGGGTCAATGGGTCCTCCATCCTTACACGTAAAGGTTCCATAGCATGAATCAATCCAGAGGTTAAATCTATCTAAGAATTCGGGAGTTAGATTTTCACCTCCTACAATTGTGCCATCATCTAGAATTCCCATAATTAGATACCCTCCTGCACCATTGAGAAAGGCGTGAATGGTTTCCTTATATTTAGGGAGCCCAGAACCTCGGATTGACTTGAGAGTGAAGAGACCAGTAAATATGGAAACCCTCTTAAATTCTACAAGATTACTCTCATTAAATGGGACCTTTTCATTGTAGACCCATTTATTAGGTAGTATAGGTAACATATGGGCTTACTAAGCTCATATATTACTTTATAGTCAAATTTACTAGCTAGGCTTAATGATCCGGGTGCCCGTCACTATTAGAATTAGAATTCCAGGGCTTGCTTGCGGCCTTACTTGATTTTGCTTTATGCGTTGGATGTAAAGGAGATATATTGCGCCGAGGACCGGTTTGCTTATTACGACGGGTTCTCCAGTTATTTTTATACGCAGATTTTTTTCCTGGGCTTAATTTTCTTGTTATAACCTCTGGCATATCTATTTATACTTAGAATTATTATGTTATAAAGAATACAACTAACTCAATAAATCATTATACATCTAGGCTCACCGTAGAGCCAACTGGTGCGGGCCTACGCCCTGCCCTGCGCCTATTCATTCCAGAGCGTGTAGAATCTGCCTGGCTATACTCGTCACTGGCTACACTCTGAAGCTCAGAAACTGCAACCATTGCCGGCTGCTGCTGAGTAGGCATCGTCACATTTATAGGCATTGAGCGAACCCCAATGGATTCCATCTCAGCCTTGCGAACATCCTCAAATGTTCTCAGAATATCGTCAACGCCAGAAGGTCCCTTCATCTCACGTCTCTGCCCAGGATCTACTGCTACTCCAGCAGAGCCAGAAGACATCTGACTTGGGTTAGCTGGAGATCTGCCACTAGATCCGAAGAATCCACCGGTGGGCCCAGGAGGATCCATAGCCATTGCAGATGCTGGCATATTAGGAGGTGCTTGGTTTCCTCCCATTCCCTGTGCCCCAGGTGGGGGCATTCCAGGCATACCCATTGCCATTCCCATAAAATTTCCGAAGCCAGGGCCCGCCTGGGCTGCAGCAGCCTGAGCCATCTGCTTGGCCAGCATAGGGTTGCTCTTTAGAACATCGTCCATGGTTGGCATCTTCTGTCTAAAGAAGGAGTTGCTCACGTGGCACATAAATCCACTCCCAGCGACTGCCATCATTAGGCGCATCTCAGGAGCCATCTTACCACGGTCCTTATACTTATCGTATAGCTCCTCGAATATCTCATCGAAATCCTCCACATTTGTGTGGACAGACTCAGACCAGCCCTCTAGCTTTATGTCAAAGGGGTCAAACTTGTCATTAATCCACTCAAGTCCAGTAATTGCACCCATAAGCATCTGACGCTGGAACTTGAGAGATCCCTCCAGATTTCTGGCATCGACAAGCCTCGTGTATTCCTGCTTGATTTCCTCAAAGGAGTTATCCATGGTGAACCGCTTGCTTATAGGATACCCCTTAGACTCAAGACGCTGTAGCTTATTCAGATATTCAATCTTCTCCTGCCTCTCCTTCTCTAGATCACGCGGGGGGGCAGGAGTCAGAGAGATAGAAGGTGCAGAACTTGACTGATAGTTATTATAGGGACTAGCCTCCTTTGATATACTAATTTGAGGTAAGGCTTGTGCAGAAGAAGAACTAGATCCTGTATCAGTAGGTCCGCTGAATGTATTTCCAAAGGTATTAAGGTCAATTGGCTCAAGAGTGTCAAACTGGATGGGCTTTATCTCATCCGGAACGGAAAGCCGGATAGGAGCAGAGCCAAAACTCTGCGTTCCCTCGGGCTTGGAGCGAGTCTGGTTTGCTAGAAGGTTAAGGCCGAGATCATCACTGAGTTCAGTTACCTCAATGACATTTCCAATCTCAGAGGAAATATTGATAGGGGGGCCCATGTCAGACGCTACAGACTGCATTTCCTGGATACTAACATTCATCCTTCTCCGTTACTAATGTCTTTTTTAGAGAAGGCTTTAGACGCAGAAAATCCTGTCTCAGGATTTTCTACTATTGCCGTCACATCTTTCAGATGCGACGGACGCGGCTTTTGGAAAAAGCCGGCAAAAATATCCTTGTTTTCATCTGAAACATACGACCTTAAGAGTCCATTACTATATAATACTAGATGTGCCAGAAGAACTCCAATATGTTCAAGCAGTTTTATGCCCTTATCCTAACTTCTGCAGAATTGAAGACTCCCAAAGTTCTTCGTGTCTATAGAATTCCGCCAAAGGAGGCTCAGATTACCAAGGTTATTTCTGAGGATATAGTTGGTAAGCTACCTTCCTCTCACCCCTATGGAAATAATACTCAGATTCACACGGTGCCTATACATATTCCTGTGAGTATGCTTCTTTCTTAGATAATATTATGCACCCCTTGTAATAAAATTGAAGTCACTGGGCCCACTTGTTTTAGCATTAAAACATATCAAAACTAAATGCACGTAATACTTGAGGAATCCCATTATCGTGCAGTGAAGGAATTATTCAAGAATACCTTTGACCCAGAGGCCTTCCCAGTAAACTCCCTGAATATTTCCTGGCATAATAGGTCAAAGGAAGAAAGCTATGCATTTCTTGATCCTCTTGACAAGAATCTCATCGGCTTTATTATAACTTCATATCACGCACGGAATAAGGATAATCTCTACGTAGATTATATTGCCCTAGATTCTTCATCTAGAGGTAAGGGTCTTGGCACTGCTATCGTAAAGGCATTCCTGGAAGAAATCAAGAAACATCGGCGTAGCATTCACCTATATCCTGCGCGCAAGGAACTTCATGGCTGGTATGAACGACTTGGATTTTATAAGACCCATGGTGGGTATTATAACTTCCATTCATATGACACTCGGTTTAGAACAGATAATGTCAGCCTTACTTAATATCACTTCGTATCTATATACGAAAAAAGTCATCAGCTCTATTTAGTTCCCGTGGTATCCACCGGACTCCTAAATATTCCATTTTTTTGGCTTCTTTCATGATTGCGGCATAATAATCAGCTAAATAGGATTTTGTAGGAGGATGTTTTGCAACGAGGTGCTTCATTACAGGTAGGCAGTCATTTTCCAGTTCAACTGACCCCTGATCTTTCTTCAAGGCGAATTGGACGCCATTGAGAACAGAGGCCCATTCAGATTCAGTAGAATTCCAGTGGTCTGTATATGTATCTACGAGACTATAATCTAGGGCATCTGGTGTTCTCAAGAGCACTGCGGTTCTAGACATCTCCACGAGCTCAGTAGAAAATGAACCATCTGTTTGCACTAGAGCAACCTTGGGTGGCCTTAGACCTGGCTTTGTCAGAGCACTAAATACGGTTGGTTTCTTTAGAAAGGCGGCTAGGGCTTGTCTCATACTAGCCATGTTTAGACAAAAAATTGAACTGCTACCCACTGTTTATATAGTATACCTAGATTTAACAATGCAGCAAATTGCATTCAATAAGACGTTCACTAGCACAATCCAGGGCGTTGCCTTTGGCACCTTGTCTCAAGAAGTTCTCAAGGAGCTCTTTAGTGACGGCAGGATTTTCTCACATTTTATGGAGCGTATGTTAGCCCAGGATTATGGTCTAACACACGTTACAGGCTGTAAGGGTCATGATCTTGTGGACCCCCAGGACCCTCAAGTAAAATACGAGCAGAAGACATTCACGGCCAGGGGGTGCAAGTTCATGCCGTCAAATATGATTGGTCAGGGGCGCCACTTTGATAAGGCAGTATTTGATGAGAAATCTAAGGGTCTCAATTATGTTATTGTGAGCAATGTTAAATTTCCGGAGATAAGAGTGCGTTTTATCAAGGGCACCGACTTGGCTGCTGCGTATCCCATGGGTGAAATAAAGCCAAGGGATCATGAGAAGTTCTTTGAAGTATAATTTCTAAGAATAAATTAGGGTAATGAAACTAGTAGAAAGATTAGAACTATTTAAATTTGTATTTTTTACATTAATATTTGTAGGAATGCTTGCAGTATATTTAAAAACTCGTAATGCGAAAATATCATTATTTTCAGCAATTATAGTATTACTCATAGCATTATTTCTAAACCGAACAACTGATGGGTTTTCTACATATACCGGATCTCCATTAACATATGTTCAAAGGGGAGAAGAATTTATATTTAATGGAGGAGATAATCCTGGTGGTAAAACTGGACTTCAAAATTCCCATATTTGTCTTATAAATGATAATAAATTTCCGCCCTATCCAGCTGCGGTAGGATGGAGTATCACCGGTGATAACGTTCCACCAAATACAACTATATTATGGTATCGTTTTGCTAAATCAAATTATGGATCATTATACGATGCTATTTTTATACAGTTAAATACATCCCTTACCAAGGTAGATCGTAATCAGACATTTTATTATTCTGCAACACCACAAGTTACACCTTCTACAATATGCCCGCCTCCTACAGTATGCCCACCTCCTACAGTATGCCCATCTCCTGCAACATGTCCAAAGTGTCCAACATGTCTACCTCCTACAATATGCCCACCATGCCCAGCATGCCCATCATTTCCAGCACCTCCGTCACTTCCATCAAACCCATATTCTAATTATCAAGAGCTTGATGAATACGGGTATGAAGAGCCCAATTGCATGTAAGCCATTTCGCTATATTCTGCATTGGTCTAATAATCTCTATAGAAATATAGATGTATGCAATCGTCTATGCTGTGGCAATGGCGTCACTAGATGTGATAATAATGACACTTCTAAAACTTAAAAGTATATCTGCCCTAACAAGCCCGTATATTCTTCCTTTAACAATGGGAATTTATTCTCTGCAGCCTCTATTATTTTTCAAGGGATTACCCGTTAAAGGAATGGCAATTCTGAATATTCTATGGGATTCAATAAGTAGTGTTTTAATTGCAGTGATAGGTGCATTTTATTTTGGTGAAAAAATTAGCCTCACTAATTGGCTAGGTATATTTCTTTGTACGGCTGGCATTATTTTAGTAGATTTATAAGTCTTATCAAATCGAGTTATAACTTGCTGAAAAAATTGAACTGTAAAATGTTTATGTTAGATGCAACTAACATGAACATCTTTATTCTTAGCATAAATCCTAAGGAGGCTGCTCAGGCTCATGGAGATAAGCATGTAATTAAGATGATTTTGGAGTCTTGTCAAATGCTATATTCTGCTCATTGGACAGCGGTGCATCCTGAGCTCTTGAAAGAGAAGGCTGCAGTTAGGCTAGCAAAGGCCCAGAAAGCCTTATCTGTTCCTGAGCACATGTTGACTGCTCCTAAGCGCAAGTGCTCAAAGGATCAGAATGAATCGGGCTATCGTCCGGTCCACTTGCATCATCCTTGCACTATCTGGGTTCGTCAGTGCACTGGTAATTACTTGTGGCTTGCAGAACTGGCTTTAGCTCTTGCAGAAGAGTATGAATTTCGCTGGCCTGGTCGCATTCATTCATGCAAGGCTCATGCAGCATGGTTGAAGGCAAATGTGCCAGCAATTCCAGATGGTTCTAGAAATGGATTTGCAGTGGCCATGGACCCTATATATCGTGTGCCTAATGATCCCCTCACTTCCTATATTAATTTCTACAAGGGATCAAAAAAGGATAGAAATCTGACGGTTTACACTCGCCGTCAGCCTCCAGCCTTTCTCTAACTTCACTTACCAAATCCATGAATATACTCAGTATAGCCATTATCAGATGACTCCATAGAAATTATATCGCGTGCCCATGATCCGCATAGGTGCTCATCTGAGCCATGATAATCCCCTCCACCACGGCCATTTCCCTCGCAGGTCAGAAGGGAAAGTGGATGAATATCTTCTAGCTTATCCTTATCTATGAAGAGCCTTTTTGTGTGATTCAAGAAATAACGGCAGTTAGTCTTCTTATTAATAAGAATCATCTTATGCTCTGCTTGAAAGGCCATTGTATGCAGGTTATCTCCAGACTCTTCTGGGTCAGCATAATCACCTGCCCAGACTAGCCTTGACTTGTAGAACATTCCGCTGGGGCTCAACATGAATTCTACAGCATCCATGAATGTATTGCCAACATAAGAATGCTCTATGAGTTTTGCACCGTTATTATAATTGTGGGGACTTGCGAAGGCGCGAATGTATTTTCCGTCCTCGGCAAGAAAGACTGCAAGATAATATTGACCCATTTGTATTTGGTATTTTAAAAGGCCTGGGGTTCAATTTTACATGGTAGCTAAAATAAAGCTTATCTACTTATAAAAATTGACTCGAAGATTTTCGAGAATTCCGGTAGAATGGAGCCCGAACTTTTACTTAGTGCAATTTTAAATAAGCGTTTTGCATTACGTAAATTTCTTATACAAGAAAAATATCACCTTTCTGAGGAATCTATACCAAAGGGTGATTTAACAGTAGAGAAAGAACCATATATTCGCTTAAAACTTGCAAAGATTGCTGCACAAATTGTAGACTCTCCAAATACCATCTTGATTGATAGCTATAGTAAGGACGAATTAACAAAGGATTGGTTATCTCTTGAAAAAAAGGAAGTGATTAGTAATGGCTCTATTTGTTCAATTGATACAAGAACTAGACCTGGTCATAAGATACTTGATCATTATATGCCACACTTCTATGATGTAAAAAATTATAAGGGTGTATCAGTGAAAAGTTTATTTAATCAAGAGTTAATTGAAAAGGCATTAATGCAGAATCTTCAAATGCATTCAACACCTTATAAATCTGAGATTAGACGTATGATAGTTATGACCTGTGGACTTGGTAATGTTACTAAATATAGAACTGTTACATCTAAGGCAATTGTTCAGTATTATGGAGCAAAGCGTGTTTTAGATCCATGCACTGGGTGGGGTGGTAGAATCCTTGGAAGCCTATCAGCTTCAAAAGAAACCTATTATGTTGGTTGTGAACCTGATCCAAATACCTCTAAAGGGCTACGAGGTATTCTGGAAGATACTTCTATTCCTCAAGCAGTAAGATCCCGTGGACGTATCCTTGAGAAACCAGCAGAAGTTGCCTTAGCTGAACTTGCAACTATGGAAAAGTTTGATCTCATTTTGACAAGCCCACCTTACTTTAATCTTGAGCTATATACAGCCGGCGATCAGTCAACCTGCGTCTATACCACATGGGATACCTGGACAGAGAAATGGCTAAAAGTTGTTATTCTTGGATGTCTAGCGTGTTTGAAGGAAGGTGGCGTAAGTTGCTGGAGTGTTAAGAATTTTAAGTCTGATAAGAAATATCTGCTGGCAGATGTTACTAAAAAAATCCATAAAGATGCAGGATGGGAGCTAATTAAGACTGTTACTATGACAGGATCAGGGCGTCCAGGTGGAAAACGTATTGAGGATGGTGAAGAGAAGCGGGGTTCTGAAGAGGAGACATTTTGCTTCAGACGACAGGATTCTCCTGCATGAATTGCAAGATATTCGCCTTGGACTGAATCTGCGTTAGATACTGCTGAATCTTGGACTTGTTCACGGTCCAGCCCTCCTCTCCCTGTTTTTTCAGGATGCCCTTCTCCCTCATCTCGCCAAAGAGTCTCGCCTTGGTCATGATCCAGCACTTCCAATCATGGAAGTCAAGAAGAGCAAAGATTACATACTGGAAATCATGACCCTCCTCCAGATGTAACCAGTTGCAGTCACCACCTACAGCATGCCACCTGGCGCACTTGACCTCCAGCTTCTTGCCTGCCAGCTTGCCGTCGTGCTGACTATTCTCACGCGGCTCCAGACCAAAGCACTCCACAATGATATTCTCGGCCTCAGTTCCGAAGGGCTTCGGAGTGAGAGCGACAAGTTGAAGTGTCTCGGCAGCAGCATTCATGTTTCTGTAGTACTCTACTTGGGTACATTTGGTGGTGCACTTGGCAAATGCATTCGTCTTGGTCCAGAGTGCATGTGTGAGTGGGGATGCCATGGTTGTATGAGGGTTGCATGGCGGGCAAGTATTTTCAATTTTATCGGCATGAACTTACTTAGTGTTACAGTAATCTTTATATATAGTTTCCAACTCTAAAAGGCTAATAGTTGGATAATCTGCCATATACCCTAATGCCCAGATATTTTCAAGCTCCGCCTGAACCTCGGGTAGAACTATCAAATTTACATCAATCTTGTCTGTTAGCACTATAGACTTTAAATCTGTTGTGCGGGAACATGCCACGTATAGCATTCTGGCAATATGCTTTCCAAAGAACTCAATCTTATATGGATCAAAGATAACACCGTTAGGGAGAGTACTACCCTGAATCTTATGAATTGACGAGGCAGAGTTACGAACAACTGGAATCTGCTCATACCCTACTGTAATAACATATTCACTAGTATGCTCTATAGGATCAATTATCAATATTTTCTTATCAGAATACCTTTCAACCCTGATTTTAGTAACACTCTCCTCTATTACAACTTCTAAGAATCTAGAAACCTCGCCATTCTTGTATTCATCACTGTTTCTCCGAATCATTACATTTTGCCCAGGATATAAATGTAGTTCCATTTCAAATGTGTTCATGTCTTGAATCCATTTCTCTTCTCTCTCTAAACCCTCCTCATTCTCCAATATTTTCTTAGCCTTCGTTGAAAGAGAATCCCAATTATGTAATTTACGAGCCCGAGAAATCTTAGTGGGCCCTTCTGGATACTTTTTCTTGAGCCCAACTTCTTCAATTGCAACATAACACCGTACACGTTCATTAGATGGAGTAATAATAGTAGCACCTCTTTCTCTAGCATCGTCCACTACTCCATTGAATGATGTGAGATACTCATGATAACATAAGGAATTTAAGATATGTAGCGCCCGTTTACGGGTATTAGGGTCTTTTTGAACTAGTGCCTTCAAGAGGGCCTGATGTAATTTATCGGTAGAGGATCTAACAAGTTCTGTTAGAATAACTACTTCATACTCGCCAGGGATATTCTCAAGAATTCCCGTAACTGGAACTGGGATATCCCTCTGAGCACCTGGTCCTTGAGGTGGATCAATCACTGCAAGCTGCATGATATCTCCTGAAAGCAAACACTGAATACCACCCATATGTGACCTATTATTTCTTGCCCGACGGGCAACCTGTTCTACAAATCCATAGGCTGTCTCATTCAGCATTGATGCCTCATCAATCTGTAGCGCTTGAGTACCTACTAGAGCCAGTTTAGAGGTATCACTTGATAGGCGAGATTTGAAATGCTCTGTATGCGACCTCAGACTATCGGATCCACTATGAAGCCACCTGTAGAATGTCTTACCTTGCGTAGAGTCAATGCTGATATGAGTACTTGCCATACCAGTTGTAGCAGTCCTTTCAAAATTGTTATCTGGATAAAGTATCTTATACAGCTTGAAGCATTGATTTGAAACAAATGTTTTTCCTGTTCCAGGAGGTCCAGAAATAACGATATTATTTCTAGAAAGGAATAATCGAATCGCCCTTCTCTGAGCATGATTATATGTCACACCTGGAGAATTTTCATTAATCCATATATCTTTATCGGCGTCACTCTTTTCTAAGAAGGATGTATTTAATACCGTTGTCATTGTAATATTTTAAAAATCATTCATAGATTTGTCAATTTTTACACAATTAAAAAACTAGCATGCATCCAGACACATACACAGAGTATCAGCCAAGTCATCCTTCTTATGCTGCCCCTGCCACCACACGAGCCACTTATGCTGTTCGGAGTCAAATGGGAATTTTCCTAGATACAGCTTAGCCCTATCTTCTCCACCTGCCTTACGATCCTTGTAGCCCGCATCGCCCACTTCGGCTCCCTTTACTTTCTTGCCTGCATGGACGAAGTGGAAGGCTACCTGCCTACGTGCAGCCAGGAATCGTTCTCTCAGAGAAGCAAAAATGAGCAGCTGCACTGTCTTCATTACTGGATTCTTTAGAACAGGCTGGTGCTCAATATAGACATCCTTGACTGAGCCCAGGTGAGCCCAGTCACGTGTAATCCAGCCGCGAATAGCATCATGTAGATTTGTGGTATTATCTGCAAATGACGCAGTGCTCTTCTGTTTCACTAGAGGCATCACTGCAATTGTCTCCGCGCGAGCCAAGAGCACAGGTCTCTGTCCCTTTGTGTCAAGACCCTTAGCCTTCAAGAATGCCTGGAGCTGCCCAATGGTCGGCGGCTTCTTAATGGGCTCACCAGTGGCCTCATCAAAAATCTGCGCGTCCTTCTTCAGATGGCGACCACAGACTAGCCCTTCAGGAGCCCTAGCCTTCGGAGGCTTCGTGCACAAATGACAAGTAGGCTTAGCAGTATCATTCAGATCCTGTAGGTTTACTAGGGCCCAGTGTTTTATATGGGGCGCCTTGGTGATTGTGCTTGCGTTAGCGCCTGATAAATCAACCTGAACATCGGCACAACAGTAGGCCAGATGCTTAATTCCTATATCAAGGGCGAGCATATATATGCTCTAGACTCATGCGACTTTAGGTTGATTGTTTTCACTATTCTATACTATTTGATCTCTTATAAATAATCCCAGCATCATTCATATTTTGTATAAGGCGAGCTAAATCACCCTTTTGTTTTAACTGGATACCTATAATTACTGGCCCAGTTTCCCTATTGATTAAACGAGTATATCTAAAATATATAATATCATCATCCTTTCCCATTACTTGCATAATAAATTCCTTAAGAGCTCCTGGTCGTTGAGGAAACTCAATTCTAAAATAATGTTTCAACCCCTCATATACTAGCGATCTCTCTAAAATATCAGGCATACGAAATACATCTGAATTGCCTCCAGAAACAATACAGACCACATTTTTATTCTTAATATCGGGACCCATCGTATCTAATGCACACAGTGATAAGACACCTGCAGGTTCAATAATGAATCCATGCTCATTATACATTTGCAGAATTTTAGAGCATACATGGCCTTCATCGATTAGTAAAAGTTTATCTAAATATTTCTTGCAAATAGGAAAGTTAAGGTCGCCAACTTTTTTTACAGATGCCCCATCAACAAAGGTAGTTATAGAATCTAAAATTACTACCTTGTTATTCTTAAACGCTTCAGTCATTGATGGAGCGCCTAGAGGTTCTACCCCGATTATTTTGGTGGAAGGTGATATCGCTTTAATATAAGAGGATACACCAGCAGCTAATCCTCCTCCACCCACCGGTAGAAATATATAATCAATTGGATTCTTTGATTGAGATAGAAGCTCTAAACCAACGGTTCCCTGACCTTCAATCACTTTCTCATCATCAAACGGGTGAATAAATTCTCCGCCTTCCTTTTCTGAAAATTGTTTTGCCGCATAAAACGACTGGTCGAAAGTAGAACCTTCCAGGTGAATATTTATTAGATTTCCTCCAAATTGTTTTACTTTATTTATTTTTTGCAGAGGTGTATTGGTAGGCATGAAGATATTACCCTTAATGGAAAGATGCTGACAGCTTAATGCAACACCTTGTGCATGATTACCTGCTGAACATGATACAATTGTTTGTGTTTTTATAGATGTTAATTTATTGTATGCTCCGCGAATTTTGTAAGAACGCACTGGTGTGAGATCTTCGCGTTTCAGAAATATTTTGGCCGAATGTCGTTTCGATAATTCATTATTAAATTGCAGAGGGGTTGTTTTCAAGATACGTTGAATATTATGATATGCGGCCTTAATGGTTTGCACGCTTGGAAAATACATTATTTATTTACACAATAAATAAATAATATATAGGTCAATTTTATACTTGGAACTAATCTAGCCGCTTGCACCATATCCTGCAGCTCTAGGATTTGCAGGTTCCGTGCCTAGGTCCTTATACTTACGCCCACGAGGAGTATTACGCCCTCCTTCGAACTTATCAGTTAAGAAAACACGCTTCATAGGTGCGTTATTTGTATGAGCTGCAAAGGTTCCGAATAGCTCGGGAACAACTTCACGTCTCTCTAGGCCAAGACCATCTTTCAAGTCGGTGCGACTAAATGTGCAATCGAACTCATCGCAGCGTTGTAATTGCTTTGGTGGAGGGGGGTATACTGCATTATAATAGTAAGATCCTGCACGCTCAGCCTGCCTATGTCTGGAAACTTGAATAAATCCGTCGGAATGATGCTGAAGCCAAGACCTAAAAGAATTACCATATTCTGATGGAACTACATTGTTTTCGCATTGGGACTTATAATCAGTAACTAGACGGGCATCAGACATGATAGAAGCATATCCAGGATATCTTACATCTTCAACTGGTTCAGTTCTCTTATCGGGGACTGATACACGTTTTTCAGCTTCCTTCAGCATATCCCAATTAAGTTTTGGACTGAAATCGGGATATGTTGGTTTTACAAATCGTTGAGAATCCATCTACTAAGAGCTTAGGGAATCAAGTGGTGCACCTCCTGCAAGCTCAGGCCCATCCATACTGGAAAGTAGAGTTCCCTGAACTCCATTTGATCCTGCAGCATCAGATGACTCGTGTGCCTTGAGAAGATCAACAAGTGTCTTCTTTCTGGCCCCCTCAGCCACGGTTAGACCCTTCTCCTTAGCAAGCTGCTTGAGCTCCTTAATTGACATAAGTTCTAGCTCCGGAGATAGTTTTGTTACATTAATTGCATTTGTGGCAGTTAGAGGAACTCCAGCGAGCTCATCAATCTGAAGAGACTTTATCGGCTGCTCCATAGCCTGCTCCATAGCTTGCTTGTATTCCTCCTGAACCTCCTCTACTTCCTCTTCCTTTAGGGGAAAGGGGCCGGAAATGGCGTTTAGATATTCGGGAGTGGGTTCGAATTCACTCATAGGTCGCCCCTCAGAAGGGGGGCCAGAGACATAGGGAGCAGAATCCATCATTATTTTTAGATCAGTTAGCACGCCCTCAAAGAGACCCATCTTTCTCTCCGTCATTGAGAGACGATTGTATAGATAGAAAATTACAGCACCAAATACAAGTGTAAGAACTATGCCGACCATCAGGGAATCGTTCATTCTATGTCTGAGGCCTAAGATTTAAGGGGGGTTCTTACCGCATGGCTTCACCTATGGCTCCACCTATGGCTCCACCTATGGTTTCACCTATGCAACAACTCCAGATTCTACCAGCAGTTCTCTTACGCTACTCATCGTATTAATACCTGGGGTCACCTGATACTTATATACGATCTGACCCGTAGCCTCATCCATTCCAGAATCAACGCAAAGTCTCTGCACCTGCGCAGGGGCACCTTCCGCATGCAAAAATAAGTGCGTGCTTACAATACTCGTCACCATACCACTTGACCACAGTTGTCTGAGGAAAATCTGGCTAGCCGTAGCGGCATCGGGAGGATTCGTGGTGTGAAAGAGTTCATCTATAATTACCCACCCTCTAGTCTTATTTGCTCGTATGAGCTTTACGATGTCGCCTGCCACTGTGACCTCGCGCTCAAAGAGTGATGCCTGACCCGGGCGGTCTTCAAGGCGTAAACTACTAATAATCCACTCCACTGGCGTCATCCTACATTGCACAGCAAAGGCAACCCCCCAAGTATGTGCTAGAACTAGGTTAGTAAGGGCAGATCTTAGAAAGGTGGATTTTCCTCCTCTATTTGGCCCAGTGCATATTGCGTGATGCTGACCCTGGTTCATAACGAGAGTAAATGGCACTCTCTTGCTTTCTTCCAGGAGGGGATCTACTGCATCAACCATCTTGCACATAGGCACAACTGACTCAGACCATTCCACAGGCACTAGTGTCTTACTCTGACAAAATGCAGCAGTCAGTTCCACTTGTCCAATGGCTCGGTAGATTTGTGGTAATAAATGCGGGTCCTTCACTAACCAGGCCAGAATCTGCCTTTCATCACCCAGGGTTGAAGGGTCAGGGAATGACCATGGCTTCTTGAGCCCCATTGACACCCAGATGTCAGCAATACTGCGGAGACTATTTATAGTATCTACAACGGCCTTAGAGCCCTTAATCATTAGCTGGTCAATCTTGTAACAATGAACTGCATTTGTATAAGGTAAATACATTCCATGAGCGTAAGAAAAGAGCATAGACCCCCATTGCAGTAAGGTGCTAAGTGTCATTTCCTGGCCCGCGCGACCGAATATCATAGGGCTCATTTGTTGCCAATACATTTCCCATGTGATGGGTAGGCCATAGACGAATTTTAAGGCTAAGAAGGGAAGTATGAAGCTCATGAATGGCATACTCCATGCAATCATCGGAGCCAGGAAAATCTTGGAAAGTGCAACATACATAAGGATAAAAGGTATGAAGTTTACGGAATCCCATTCACCCGTAAAGAGAATTTGAGACCAATCTTCTTTCTTAGATTCGGAAGCGGTAGCTGGATCAATGGAACGTATGGCAACTTCGTTCTCAAGAAGAGAAGGTAGCTGCTCAAGCCACTTATTACTAGAGCCCGGACTACCCTTTAAAATCTTCCATGCATCAGA